CGTCCACCCTTTCATCAACCACATTTTCAGTTGCATCATCCAAAACGCTTGGAGACGCGTCGTTTGCTATAACCACGCGACCGACCAGCAACAACACCACTGTTGACATCGTGTATAGCAGTAGCGACCCCAATGTGGCAACCATTGATGCATCCGGTAATTTTATAACCCTGGTGGGTGCGGGTGATGTATCTTTCAATGCAGCTCAGGTCCAGACGAATCAATACAATGCGGCCAGTAATACCAGCAACACGCTTACCGTTTCAAAAGCTACGCCAACTCTGGCATTTGTAAGCCCGCCCACGACAAAAAATGTTACAGATGCTGCATTTACAGTTACGGCTAGTAGCGCCAGTTCTGGCGCAGTGACGTACAGTAGCAGCAACACATCATTCGCAACAGTAAATGCTAGTACTGGTTTAGTAACCCTTAAAGGGGCAGGTACTGTAACCATTACTGCATCTCAAGCAGCCACTGCGACATACGACGCGCCTGCAAATGCAACGTGTTCGATTGTAATTGCGTCGGCTGGAACGGCCTTACAAGGACAAACTGTTTCGTCCAGCACATCATATGCGTCGGTTGACTTTTCGGGTGCATCACTGGTTGGAACTACCGTTTCTGGCGTATCATTTTCAGGAGCAAATTTAAGCAATGTGAACTTTTCAGGTGCTGTAATTACGGGAACCGACTTCACAAACGCAAACATTAGCGGAGCCACAAATTTACCAACATTTAGTACGGTGCAAAAGCTGCAACTACTTAAAAACATTAATAATGTGGGAATAAGCGCGGTTCAAGTTGCAAGTACTGTTTCAGGAAACGAAATCAATGTGTTGCTAGCAAGTCCTGACAACACAGTGGAAGCAGCCACATTCACGATAAAACCGCCGACTTCTCTTGATGCAAGCGCCAACAAAGTGGTAACGATTAGTTCAGTTGATATTACAGGAGGGAAGTCGTTATATATTCCAATCAATGCAAATGAAACTGTAAAAATAAATAACGTTGTATATTCATTCAATGGTACAAATATACTGGACGCTGATGGAAATATTGTAACATACGCTTCATTTGCAGGTGTACCATTTAAAATATACGCAGGTTCAATAGTTGCTGTAAATGTAGAAGACACCTTAAATAAAATCACTATTTTAGGAGATGGGTTATATGATATATTGTCATCTATATTTTCTACCATGTTTGCACCAAAAACATAATATGTTATAAAATAATCCGACATAGTCGGGTCTGCAAAAATGACGACGAAGATGCTGAAGATGAGTATGATGAAGAAGATGCTTCAGAAGATGCGCGTTTTTTTGGTGCGCGGTGTGCGTATCCCGATACACGTTCCGTTTCAATCGTGCGCCACACGCGCTCAAGTTGTGGAGCAGCGTACGTATTGAACCATAGTCGATTGCGTTTCACAAGAACGCAGCTGTACTGGTCCAATTTCCAGTAAATGTTGCGTATCCATGCATACTGACCGTGGCGTTCCTTTTCGAAAATCGTATTCACCACCCAAGCGTCTTGCGTATCGACATCTTTGTAATGAAACGGCATGTACTCGTAATTCGGTTTTTGTGTGGTTTTATCAATGAAGTAAATGATAATTCCACGCTGGAGGTCATCATCATATACATCAAATTCCGTTCCCGCGCGCTGGTCGTCCTTGCAGTAATGGTAATGGTAGTCTATTTCAACGTCTTGCTCATAGTCCTCCACGTACTCGTACTCTTTGAATCGCGTTTCCACAAAGTCGCACGCGTCAAGGTCGCAAACTTCCATTTGTATCTGCATCTGTATCCAGTACTCCTCTTTAGGGATGCCCGTAATCTCTCGATTCACGATGTTTTTTATTTCAACCATTCGCCCAAACAAGGGCGAACTGTTGTCAATATTGATTCCGTCTGGAGACCCTCCTATAAATGACAAACGGGTACATGCGTGCTGAATGCATCCAAATTCACCCAATCGAGTGTTATTTTTAAGCTGGTACAGTTGTGCGCTCAAATACTCGTATTTTTGTCCCCAATGTAGGGGCGAGTCCACGTTTACCATTTGTTGCGTTGAGGTTGCATCCATCACTTCTGAAAACGGTTTACATTTTTCATAAATGAGTTGGTTTACAACTGCGGGCGTTCCAAATGCTTTCCACGCTGAGCTGGCGGTAATCATATTGTGACGGCGTTCGTACCATGCCGGTGTTCGTTGTTCGGTTTGGTCCTGCATATTCAAAAGCTCGTTGACGCGCGCATTTATTCTATCGTGGGCACTATCATCCAAGAACAGTTTAACGTCGGTCCATTCATCTGACCTCCTCGGCGGAAACTCGGCACGGTTCACTTCATGCATTTCGTCAAATGCAAAGTCAATAGACTTGTCGGTTACCTCCAACATAAAGTTTCTAACGGCATCCCCATCCACTGGAACGCGTTCACCCAATGCTTCAAACATCACAATACGAATTTGGTCAAAAACGTATGCTTGTAGCGCGTCGTGAAAATTCGGGTGACTCATTTTGCCAATATGTTCTTGAATATACTCGCATGACAGTGTGCGTGCATCTTCGCACAAGTCTTCTACATCTTCTTCCGTCAATTCCAACTCGTTTGGAAGCGAAAAAGAATCAAAAGAAACTGACGACGTATCAGATAACTCTGACGCTTCGGATAGTTCGTAAAAGTCATCGCATCCAGACGACTCGATGTCCATGTTTATATCTATATAATTAAATTGAATACAATTACCATAATAAAAAACAATATGTGTTTATTATATTTTTGAAATGTATTAAATTTAAAATTGTATCAAGGTTCCTATTCGGTGATTACGGATGTACTTCGAACAGCGTCTTTCTTTGCATCCGCATTTGCAGATGAAATCGCGCTGAGTTTGGCTTGTCGTTCTGCAATTTGTTCCGCTGTCATCTTGCAACCGAAGTTCATAATGTAGTTATACGTTACCGAAATGGCAAGTACGCCCGCAAGAAACAGCCACATGAATTCGGAAAACAGCAGCTTGAACCATACCGCTTTTTTAATTGCTTCAATATATTTCAAATACACGGCCGCAGCTCCTGGATTATCTTTGTTTTCCGGTGCGCTCGCATACTCTTCGGGCGTGTACATTAGTCCGACCCCTGAAAATTTTTTGACAGTTGCATCCACATTGTCGGGTGTCAGCTGGTTAATAAGCAACGACTCGTCTTCATATATTTCTTGCAACGCTTTTGCTACTTCTCGGCTGTGCGCAGACTTGTCTTTTTCTTCTTCACCGTCTTTCGACAAGGTTACTTTAGGTTTAAGAATCTGTTGAAATGAATCCTTGAGTCCAAATACGGATGACGACAAAAAATACCCGAGCGTGTTTGAAAATGGGACCAGCCATCCCGGACGAGCCATTAAAATGCCCTTTACTGCACCGACAATTAAAACCCAAGGCACAAACGTATACATGGCAGCAACGTCCCATTGTTCAAATCCACAAACCGTTTTCGTCATACCCACACTTATCATGTATTCGCCTATCAAAATAACCGCTGCAATTCCGCCTAGAATAAGTGTTGACCCAATTTGTTGGTTGCTTCCACCGCTTATGGGAATATTTATCGTTCGGTAAACAAGATACCCTAAAAGCAACAACAAGTAATACCCTATTGCAAAATTCGGAGTGACTTCAATATTTGCTCCTGCCATCAAATGAACAACTTTTATTTTTATCTTATATCAATACAAATTATTTCCATTTTTATTTTATTTGTATTGTATATTCGTATTCAACTTTAACATGTTTAACAAGTTGTCATTTTTTTCGTCAGCGCCAACAGCGGGTTCAGCATCGGGTTCAGCATCGGGGGATGCAAGAACCGCTGCAACCTTGATTGAACCCGGTGTTCGAAGTTTTCTTAAACTGTCGCTTCAAAACTGTAGACAGTTCAAAGCGCAGTATTACAACACTATATTTAACACGTGTACTTTATTTTTATTTGTGGCTGTAATCGGAACCATACTGTATATTAAGTACAAAACAAAACCAAGCGCTGATGATGTAGAACGCCGTAAACAGCAACAACGCGAATACGTTCTCTCACAGTTAAAACTTGTAAACGCTAAAAACTATCTGGCTGCTAAAAATGCAACATACTATGCGGTTGGTTCTGGTTCTGGTTCTGGTTCTGGACTTGGAAACGAATTGTCTGCTTCATCGTCGATAACTGGATTACCGGAATGGAATGTAGGGGCTGCTACAGCAGGACACTATAAACTATTTGTGGAAGACCAGCAAGAAAAACGAAATGATGAAGAGTATTATTTGCGAATGAAAACAATATCAATGTAAATAAAACAAAAAACAGAAAACGCAGAAAACAAAAAAAAACAGAAAATAAAAAATAAAAAATAATATATGAATGAATGGTAAAAATGGTAAAAAAGAAAACAAAAAAATATAAATCCAAACACTTGAAAACTCCATTTGCATCAACAAAAAAAAATAGTCGAACGGTTTCATCGGACATCAAAACAATATCGTTTGAAAAGGCGTGTTCAGATTTCAAGTTATTGCAGTCGGTAGATGTACATTCAGTAGGTGCAGGAGGTGCAAGAGCAGTACTTCATTCTGCAAGACTAGGTAATACAGTAATGGATTATTATTTTTTAAAGGCACGGCTACACACCAAAACCAAACGTGGTATGTCTTATTACGAATGGATAAAAACCCCATGGCAACAAAACGAGTCGGAGTATCGCATGTACAAATTTAACTTGGCGCAGGGAAAAAATCCGGAACAAGCCAGGTACGGTGTTTTCCGACTGTATTACGGGGCAACGCAAGGTTTCAAGCCTCTCATTGCAAAGTGGTTGTATTCCACGTACGCGCCAAAAGTTGCGATACTCGACTTTTCTGCAGGATGGGGCGGCCGATGTTTGGCTGCGATGGCACTTCGTATACCCTACATTGGTATTGATACCAACGTCTCGTTGCGCCCCGTATATGAAAAAATGGTACGTGAACTGTCGCTTGCTAATAATAATAACAATAAGTTTCAAGTGACAATGATGTTCAAGGATGCTGCAAAAGTAAATTATGCCAACTACGACTACGATATGGTGTTTACTTCACCCCCCTACTTCAAAAAGCTTCGATTTATTGAGGTGTATCCACACATGCCACACTACGTCTCGAAAGACGACTTCAATGCGCGTTTTTTATTTCCAGTCATACGTGAGACATTCAAACATTTAAAACAAGGCGGTACGTTTGCAATCAATATTTCAGAAGACGCATTTCAAGACGTGCGACGGCATGAACCCCGACTCTTACCAACGACACTTCATGCCAAACATCGGTTATTTGTTCAACCTCGGTTTGCAAAAGGGAATCCCGTAAACCCGGATAAACAATACAAAGAATACATATACGTTTGGAAAAAGGTATAATATATTACTATAATTTCTAATTTCAACAAACTCAACTCATTTATTACTCGTCAATTACAAGACGGATTGGGTCGGCGGTTGCTTGGTTTTCTCGCGTCACTTTTACGGATTGTGTGGATTGAATTTGAACTCTCAATTCCGCAATTTGCTTTTTCAGGTCGGAGCATTCATTCACGCTTTTAATATACAGCGCTTTTGTTTTTCTAAGCTTTTCATCTCTATCGGCAACGTCTTTTGAACACTGTTCAACAAGTTTTAAAGCGGATGAGTCAGCTTCCGTGTACGCGGAAATGAGGTATTGTAAGGTTGCATCGACTTTGGTCTTTTCAGCATCCAGCGCTGTAACCCGTGCATTGAGCGTTTTAATCTCCGTTTGTTGCGTTTGTATCACGTTAAGCACTTGGTCACTTGTGAGCGCGACGGGTTCTTTTCCTTCTTGATGCATGAGAATTGCGGCACTGCCACTTCCAGCGGCTTGAGCCCGTTCTTGTTCTTGCAACCGAGCCATGGTTTGTTCCAATACTTTGGTTTGTTCAATAACATCCGGTTTCATTTGTGGTCTGCCCGGCGCATACGCTTCAATCATCGCATCCATTTCAGTTATGAAAAACTTTTTAAAAAACAATTCAGCGGGACCTCGAATAAAATCGTCCAACGTTTTGGTCGTTTGTTTCACAAACGCGGGATTTGCATTGACCAACAACTTTCGCTTGTCAAATGTGTTATGACTATGCGAAAAAACAAGAATCACTTTGGTTGGGTCAAGTTGTATCATGGGAATAGTATAGTCCTTCAAAAAGAACCGTTCTTCTGCCAAACACGCTTCATCGTTATACCGAGTGTGTTGTAGAAGCTCGCGTCGAAACGCAAACGTTCCTGCGGTAGCATGATTGGGTCCGTACGGACCAAACTGCATAATCGAATTTAAATGTTTAAAATAAATATAAATTTCGCTTGAGCCTGCGCACAAGACATTTGGATTCGCCATAAGCGCTTCTACCGCATGTGATACACGTTCGGGTGGATAGTAGTCATCGTCGTCCATGTAAACAATGATGTCACCGCACGCATTGGCATGCATGAGGTTTCGTTTTTTTCCGAGCGTCATTTTTTCAGAACTTTTAAAGTATTTTACATTTGGATGTGCTGAAACCAAGTCTTCGATTTTATCTGTTCCGTCGTCAATAATAATCCATTCCATTCTTTCTTTGGGATAAAGCTGGTGATTGAAACATTGAATTGCAGCGGGAATAAAGGGTCGACGATTAAAGGTTGGCGTACAAACGCTAACATATGGAAGAAGGTAAGTCGTCATTAAACAAATGAATACAAATGAATATAAGTGAATACGCAACACTATATTTATATGCTATTTGGGTATTGTTTTATTATTTTTTGTTTTATTTTTAATTGTTGGTTTATTTGTTGGTTTATTTGTTTTACTTGATATTCCTTTCGGTTTTGTTGTTCTGGTAGCACTTGACTTTATTGGATGCATCTCGCCGGCTTCATCAAATTCATCGTTATCATCCATGTTTACCAAAAGGTTCAGTTCGCTACTCTCGTCTAATAGCATGTCGTTACACATTGCCATTCCCATAGTTGCGTCCATATCCATATCTATATCCGCATCCATATCCATATTCGCGTTCGGGGACTTTACTACAAACTGTACGGGCTTGTCACTAAAGCATTTATCAATGTACCTAAATATACGGTCAATATCAAGCTGACTTATACTGTGTTGTTCACAACACGCACTTGCGGCCTCATCATCTTTGCTGCACTTGATTTGATTAAAAAATTCAATCAAGTTTTTTTTATCCATCAGCAGTTCATTGCACATATGTTGAATGAATAAAATGTTGTTATACTCAGTACTGTATTTTGTAAGCACCTTTGTAAACCGGATGCTCTCCATCGAAAACTTGGATTCCTGAATGGGGGGATGATTTAAAACGGACCCTGCATAGTCGGTGTATAAATCATTGTTGTAAAATGTTTTTATCAAAGAACTCATTTCGTTAAAAATCCATATTTGTTTTTGAAACGTAATTCTGTCAATGTAGTCTGCAAAACAAATGTTTTTTAAAATTTGTTCATAAAACTCACCTCCCTTTTTTGTATACATGTTTTGCGATGACTTGAAAATTCTATCCACCACATTTTCGTGCCATAACAGTCCAACAATGGTTCTATCGGTTTCACTTATCACCGAGGTATGCTGTGAAATGGAGTACCGATTATTAAACAGCTTATTTACAATAATTTTACTGTTCTCAGAAAACATTTTAGGTTTGAAAATGGTGTCCAATGTTTCTTCTGTTATAATCGATGCGTCTTTCATATACATTTCGTAGACAAGCATGAACTTACGTACGTCACATTGGGTGAACTTTGCGATTTTTTCAGCCAGCTTAAACGGAATTTCTGGCATGGCTTCTCCAACCAATGACTTCATTTGACAAAATGTGGGAGAGGGAAGTTCAATCACGTGACACACCTTCATGATTTCTTTTATTTTTTTATCGATTTCATAATTTCCAACGCATACAATGGGGTTCATCGTGTAGTCTTCGCTCTTTTGTTTTTTTGTTTTTTTTGGGCGAATCAGTTTAATCAACGACGTTATTCCGCCTTTATCCCCGGTGTTCATACCGTCTACTTCATCCATGACAATGGCAATTCGCTTTGGTGCCTTTCCAAAAATGGACATTACGCTTTGGTCCGACATGTTGTGTTTGGTAACCGTATCAATTACGTTTTTATTACGAACGTCGCCTGCATCGTACTGCACTACATCGTATGCCATGTCCTTTAAAATCCGCGTTACAAACTCAGTTTTTCCGCAGCCTGGACTGCCGTATACGTACAACCCGCGCTTGATGCTCAGGTCGTTCCGGTTTTCGTTGAATTCTCTCAATAATTTTTTTATTTTATTAACAATATCCGTTCGTTCAAATATAGCATTGAAATCTATGTTGTCAAGTGAGGCTGATGGGTCCATAAATATAAAAATCTAAAAATTTAAAATCTAAAAATTTAAAATCTAATATGTTATATTCGTAGTTAGATTTTAAGTTTTTTTAATTACTTATACAATCCAATACAAATATGAATAAAATTGATATTATTTCATATTTTTAGTGTGCCCAAAAACATATAGATAATACCTACGAGTTACAAGTAAAAGTAAAAATGTCCAAAATAACTGGAACCATGAAAAGTGAACCCATGAAAGAACGAAAAGTAAGTGCGCGTGTGTCATTTCGTCTGGTGGATTTCAACGTGTGCGACAAGAAAATAGATGACTCAGACTCAGTATTTGTCGTCGAACCTGAATCTGAATCTGACAGTACTTCCACTACTACCACTGGCGATTCGGCACCGCCTTCACCTCAAAAACCCCAACCCTGTAAAAAGTCTGGAAAACCAGAAAAACCGAAAGATGAACGTGCCTTTCAAATTCAAATGTTTGGTATCAATGAACAGGGCAAAACGTGCTCAATTACAGTTCCCGATTTCAAGCCGTTCTTTTACGCTAAAATAAATGCTCCCGCAAGGTCGGGTTCGGTAGAATGGAATACGTCTATCAAGAATCGATTTATGAAATATGTAAAAGGGATGGTACCCCAACTTGCTGAACCTTCCGGTATTGTTGACGCTGAATGCGACCTGGTTCGACACAAAAAACTATACATGTTTGATGCTGGAAAAGAGCACCAGTTTATAAAACTCGTCTTCAATTCCATGTCGGCAATGAAACGCGCTCGAAACTTGTGGTTTATAAAACCTGCGGATGAACACGAACCTGAACCACCGCATCATGGCAAAGCGACTCCGAAAAAAACATTTACGAAAATGCGAATGCGTCCAAACGGACTAAAGTTTCAAGAATACAACTTAATCATTTACGAATCCAACTTGCCTCCGTTGCTTCGATACTTCCATATTCGAGACATTAGCCCTTCAGGATGGATTTCATTTCCATTAAAAAGTGCACATCGCGTTACGTTGCCTGACTTGAAGAAAACCACATGCGACTATGAATTTGTCGTAAGAAAGGATGACATTACAGCAATGAATACAAAAGAACAGTCGGTTCCGTACAACATTTGCAGTTTTGATATTGAAGCCAGCAGCAGTCACGGCGATTTTCCTATCCCGGTAAAAACGTATCGAAAATTGGCAACCAACATTGTTGATGCTGCGATAAAATACCCTACCGCGGTTTGCGCTAAAATGTTGGAAACCTGCATGCGTATCGCATTTGGAATCGATAAACCAACACCGACTGATTCTGAAAGATGGATGTCGGAAATCGAGAGAATTTATTTGAAAATAAAATACGAGGATGCCGATACATTGCCGAAACTGCCACGCGACTGCAAGTTGTGGAGTGAAGGACCCGTGTTAAGTTTTGAAGACAATGACTGCGGTACACGCGCGGGTGCATCGGCATCAACTATAACTAGTTCAAAGGTTTTGAAAATTGAAACCATGTTTCAGCGTATAATGTCTGAATGCAATAATGACAATGACAATGACGATGATAATGGTTTTAACAGCGACAAGTACGGCGATGACACTGAAGACGAATATGTTGACGATGAAGTGGATGCAGATGTCGATGATAAAAGTGTAACATCGGTAGCTTATAGAATCAATCGCAATCGAACACAAACAGGAAGAACCAGTGGTACTGGCGGAGTTGTAAAAGGCCCAACTGTAGTCGACATTCTTCAAAATGCCGCGTTTGACAGAGAAACCAAAATTGTCAAATTGAATGAATCCATGTGCGCTACATTTCCACCCGTGGAAGGGGACATTGTAACTTTTATCGGGTCAACTTTTGTCAAACATGGCCAGGCTGGACCTTATTGCAATCACTGTATCGTTCTGGATACATGCGATACTGCGTCCATTCAAAAGGACGTTCCGAATTTGGTGATTGAAACGTATTCCACAGAACGAGAAGTACTGCTCGCATGGAGTCGCTTAATCCAGCGCCAAAATCCGGATATTGTAGTTGGGTACAATATATTTGGTTTTGATTACGAGTTTATGTTTCGTCGGGCCCAAGAAAACAAGTGCGAAAAAGAGTTTCTAAAGTTGTCGAGGAATAAAGGAGAGATTTGCGGAAACCGCGATTTTGAAACCGGAGAATACAATATCGAAGAATCCAGCGTTCAACTTGCAAGCGGACAGTACGACTTGCACTACATCAAAATGCCTGGCCGGTTTCAAATTGATTTGTACAACTACTTTCGCAGGGACTACAACCTGCCTTCGTATAAGCTGGACTATGTGGCCAGCTACTTTATCGGAGACGACGTGAAACGGATTGTATTTGAAGATGCACGTACCCGTGTTTTCAGTGCGAATTTGACCGGACTGGAAACCGGAAATTACATCATCTTCGAAGAAACCAATAACTCAACCGACACTTACAAGAATGGGGCAAAGTTCATGGTAAAGGAGTGTTCGCGCGCGGAAGGCTGGTTTGTGATTGATGGACGCGAGGAACTCAACATGACCAAACACGTGCGATGGGGTCTGGCAAAAGACGATGTCACTCCGCAAGACATCTTCAGAATGACACGTGAAGGACCCACCAGCCGTGCAACCATTGCCAAGTACTGTATTCAAGATTGCAACCTGGTGCACCACTTGGTGAATAAAATCGACGTGCTCACAGGGTTTATTGAGATGGCTAAAATTTGCAGTGTACCCATGAGTTTCCTGGTACTGCGCGGGCAAGGCATCAAGCTCACAAGTTACATTGCGAAAAAATGCCGAGATAAAAACACGCTTATTCCCGATTTGGATAAAACAGGGTCAAATGAAGGGTATGAAGGCGCAATTGTGCTTCCTCCTAAATGCGGGCTGTACCTCGACAACCCGGTGGTGTGCATTGATTATTCGTCGCTGTACCCGTCCTGCATTATCAGCGAAAATTTGTCACACGACAGTAAAGTGTGGACCAAAGAATACGATTTGCAAGGCAATCTGGTAAAAGAAACGGGCGACACAACGTACGACAACTTGCCGCAATATGACTATGTGGACATAACGTACGACACGTACCGATGGATAAAAAACGCGCGCGGAAAGTCGGAAAAGACGGTGAACGGCACCAAAGTGTGCAGATTTGCGCAGTCGAAAGACGGGACCAAACCGATTCTGCCTTCAATTCTGGAGGAGTTGCTGGCTGCGCGAAAAGCTACGCGCAAACAAGCAGAAGCGCAAGACGACCCATTCATGGCCAACATTCTGGACAAGCGTCAGCTCGGTTATAAGGTAACTGCCAACTCGTTATACGGTCAGTGCGGTGCAAAAACAAGCAGCATGTACGAAGTGGACGTTGCAGCAGCAACCACCGCGACCGGCCGAAAGCTGCTCACATACGCGCGTCGCATTGTGGAAGAAGTGTATGGCAACACGGAAGTCGAGGTTGAAAAGGGTGTAACGGTTCGGACTCGCGCAGAGTACGTTTATGGCGACACGGACAGTGTATTCTTTACGTTCAACCTGCAAACGCTGGAGGGCGAGTCCATTACTGGAAAACGCGCATTAGAAATGTCAATTATTTTGGGTCAGCAAGTTGGTGAACTGGCATCGCGCTACTTGAAAGCACCTCACGCGTGGACGTACGAGAAAACAATGATGCCGTTCTTCTTGTTGCGCAAAAAAGGGTACATTGGCATGCTGTACGAGAAAAATCCCAACAAGGGGAAACGCAAGAGCATGGGTATTGTTTTGAAACGCCGCGACAATGCGCCTATAGTGAAAGACATTTACGGTGGGGCAATTGACATTCTTATGAACCAGCAGTGCGTGGATACGGCAATTGACTTTGTTAAGAACGCAATGCGCGAGTTGGTGGAAGAGCGGTGCTTACTGGACAAGCTGGTCATAACCAAGTCGCTTCGGTCGACCTATAAGAATCCACAACAAATCGCGCACAAGGTGCTTGCTGACCGTATTGGAATGCGCGACCCAGGAAACAAACCCGGTCCGGGAGACAGGATACCGTTTGTGTACATTCACAGCGACAAAAAGAACGCGCTGCAAGGGGACAAGATTGAAACCCCCGACTACATTGTACGCAACAAAATCAAACCCGACTACGCGTTTTATATAACAAACCAAATTATGAAACCGGTGCAACAAGTTTTGGCACTGGGTCTGGAAAAAATGAGCGCGTTTCGAAGACGCCGAGAACGGTTTCTGGACACGATAGAAACAATCAACAGTCACTTTTGCGACGATGTCGTGAAACGGGATAAGAAAATTGCTGACTTACGAAACAATGAAATCAAAGAAATCGTATTTGATGAATTTCTTCGTATTTGCGAAAATATGAAGAAACGAAATCAGGATATTACAAAGTTCTTTTCAAAAAAATAAAAATAAAAATAAATTTCACACAAAGCGTCTAAACTCGTCTGGTGAATTTGAATTTTTTAAATTTTTTAAAAGAATAATTAGCTGGCGATTTTGAACGAGATGACTTAAATTTATGCTGAGCAGCGTACAATCCGAAAGGGACAATTGCTTGACTAACAACTTCACCCATTCCTGGAAAAAATCCACCGTTTTGGTTATTGTTCTGGTTCCGGTTATTATTCTGGCGACGTCTACTTTTTATTGCCCTACGACTACGTTTTCGTTTTCGTCCACCTTCAAGGTTATTTAACGAATTCGTGTAAGGCGCCATATTCAACTGAGATGATGACATAGTTGTTGTTTTTGCGTTTATGTTTATAATACTAAATGATATTAAAAAAAAATAAAAAAGTTATTTTTTATTTTGTTTCTTTTCTTTTTTTTTATTTTGTTTCTTTTATTTTTTTTTTATTTTGTTTCTTTTTCTTTTGGGTTTACTTATTTACATTTTTTATTGTGATAATGAGTAGAAACATTGACAAGTACACAAATCCGATAAGCATATGTTTTACAACGTACATATGAAAATCATCTGCTCGTGTTTCTGCGGCCTTCTCCTGTAAATGTGTTATTACACCTACAGTGCTACTATTTATATTTAACTCACGTTCATTTCGAGTGGTTTGGTCGCCTTGTTCTTCATGGTCCCGGTTTTGGTTTGAACCATCACTTTCATTTCCATCGCCATCATTTGAACTACTATCTGTATCATCATCATCATCATCATCATCGTTCTCATTGTACTCGTTATATTCATATTCATTCCACGACGAATGATAAGTTTCTTCAGATGTGCCTTGCCATCCAGCGATGCTGTGTGCGACGCCAAATGCAAATTCTCGGCATAGTGCAATAATCATTTCTTTTCGTCCATTTCCAAAAGCTTCCACTATCGCAGCTCGACGTTGTATGTCAATGTCGCGTTCTTCGTTCTGAATAATCTCAGCTGCAGTTGTTGCATTCAGTTGTTCAATTGATTCTTTTCTTGGGGCTTCCAGTTCTCCGCGACATGTAGGACAGGTATTTTTGTTTTGTAGTGACCTGAGTAAACATGACGTACAAAATCGATGACCACATGACGTTACTGAAACATTTTTGGTTCCAGTAACTTCAAGACAAACGCCGCACATTTCTTCAGTTGGATTTGTCACGACTGTGCACGTAGATTGTTGAGGTACTTCAGTTTGTGTTTGTGTTGAGTTCTCCTTTTTGGCCTTCATATGTGTCTTGATTCCTCGTGGTGAAAACAGTAAGTCACGGATTGTATTTGTATCTTGCATTATAATGTGCAGATTCGCTGTTTTTATATGGTTACTCACAACAAAAATACATTTCAATTTTTTAACGTTTTTTAAATTCTCAATTGTCAAAGTACGGGCTGTCGCTTATTGTCATGCCGCAGTATTTCTTAGGGCTTTTTTTATAATCGACTGGCGTATAAATATGGATGGCTTCAGCTTCTTTGATTAAAAACCGAAAATTGTCCCAAAATTCGTCCTTGTGTCCAACGCTTTCGGTAGCAATGTGACTCAACTCGTGCAGCGCTACAAACGTCAGTGTGTTTTCATCAATCAGCTTGGTGCCTTTTTTAGTGGTGTTCAAACAGAATGCAAGTTTTTCACCCTTGTTCTCGCTATACGCGGTGTACTCACTTGTCGGTAGTGTTTCGGATACTTTTTCCGGTTTAAACCGGCTCACTAGTCGTTTCACATTCTCTCTATCTGGGTATTTTTCATCCAGCACTTTTACTAATTTTTTCATTTTGTTGGTTATTTTTGCAAGCATATCGGCTGATTCTTCTAGTCGCGCTCGTTCTCGAACGCAGTACTTGTTACCGTCCACAGTTGATATGATGCATTTTAAGTTGAACATGTCAGAATCTTGATACAGTTTCAAACATACAATGACGATAAAAAAAATAATAACGTACCCTAAAAAATTACTTTCATAATATTGGTTTATACGTGTACTCTATTATTTGTATTAACAGCTATTTTATTTTATTCGTTTCTATTATTCGTTTTCGTTTTATTATGAAAATTATATATTATCATATTTACATTTTTTCATTTTTTACTGTGGACCGCAACCGATTTCTAAAGGAGTACGCATAAGGTCTGGTGCAAATGTGCTGTTGTTCCAAGGCCCGATGTTGAGCTGGGGATTGGGGGGTTCGGAACGGAGCTGAAGGTTGGGGTTCTTCATGGTGTTTCCGACGGTGTCAATTCCAGCTAAAAATCCGGCGCTCAACAAACTCTGGTTCATTAAGTCGCCGGTACCGGCGGGGTTAAGCTGTGACCACTGGCTGTTCGGGTCCTTGGGCAACAAGCTGCTGTTGGGAAGCAAATCGGTTGGAGCAGCAGTAGACTGGCTCATGGCGGCTTGAGCGGAAACAGATGGAGACTGCATGCTCCCGCTAACGTCTTCATAGTTGTTACCTTGCATGCCACTGGATGGTTGAAACCCGGTTCCCGAAGCCGACGCAGGAGACATCAACTGACTATGACGAGTGTTGGCGCCAAACTTTTCAGGTAAAATACTTTTATCATTCGAGTATTGGAAAAGGGCCCATAACAATACAACTGCGCCTAAAACAACAATCAAATGAGATTGCCTAAAATTGCGTTGGATATCTCTAACAAAATTCATTTGTGGTGGAGAAAAGTAAGTATACTGTGGTGTTTATTATTCTTATATATAAAATAATTGCGATAAAAAATATTTAATTTTTAATGAATGTGATAAACACGTCGAAAACAATTTGTCTAAAGTTTACAGGTTTACATTAAAAAATAAAAGTAAAATAAAAAGTTAAAAAAGTTCTTCTATCAAGAATGACTGAGATTCATCCATAATTTGAATGGGCGGTTTTTCTAATGTTTCGGATGTATATGATGCTGAACTTCCTCCACTACCTTCCGAGCTTACAGTGTCTGAGTCGTCTTTATCCGAATCTGCGTCTGCATCGCCGTGTACAGTTGGGTTTTCTGGTTTTTCACCAATACTCATTTCGCTGTTACTGTCGTTATCGTCGCTGTGACTTTCATCACTGTCGTCACTAACATCGTGTTCATAAATGTCGAGATTGTATTTGTTTTTAATGTGTTTTGCGTCTAAAAACGCTTGTATTGACTCGCGTTTTGCATCTTTCGCGCGTTTTAAAGCGGCTTTGTATAGCGCGTAGTACACTTTTATCGGGTCATGTATGTTGATTGTTTCTTTTTCTATCGTATTAGACAGTATTTCTTCTTCCGAAAGCGACTTAAGTTCATTTGCAGATACAGTTGGTGTAAATAATGTAAGCGGCGTTTTGTTCGTTTTATTCCCTACTATCAAATGTGGTTTTAGGTTATCGTTGTTGTCGTCGCGAATAACAACTTCCTTTTGGATGACGCACGTTTGAAACATGGGCTGATTTTCTACAACCGCAATTTGTTTGGATGCCAAGTCTAGATGAAAGCTGTTCGATGTAAAACGAACGCCTAAAACTTCAATAATTGAAATGATGGAGTGTTCCGGGGTTATATAGTTTAAATGCACCAGCTTTTCATTTTCGTCAAACACAGTACACGTGTACTGAATGACGCGGCTTACGCTGCTAGGCACATTTACACGTAACGACAACTGGCTACCACCTTTCAACGGTTTTAAAGGCGATGTAAACAGTGCGCGAATGTCGTCTTCGCTCAGTGGGTCTCGAAACCACAGTTTCCCGTTACTGCAAAGCAGCTTGACAACTGCGTCTTCTAGTAACTGAATCCATTCTACAAAAGCTGTAAACTCTTTGGGTGAATGCGACGTTTCTGAATTGGAGTCTAAAATCAAGTCATAGTACGTTTTTTTTGAGCCGGCTGTTATCACAATGCCTTGTTTGGTTTCACAACGAGGCGTTTGAAAATACAACGGTGAGTCGTCGAACAAAATACGGGTAAAATGTGAGTTTCCATTTTGAATAACCGTGGGTGTAGTAAGACGAAGCAGTTGATACTGTAACGGTACGCCAATCATATGAATTCGTTGTCTCTCCATTCTAATAATCTCTTTTTTTATTTATTTCTTTTTCATACGAGCCACGTTTAATTTCTTTTTTTGAAAATTACATAAATACAAATATACTTAAATATTTATCTCGTCGAATACAAATACCAAATACAACACAAGCGAGTGAGTCCCCATATCGACTGTGATGAAAAAGGTTGTAGCATTTTTGTCAAATAAACTCACACTTCGGGGTACTGAAGTTGCAATTTACGATTACGCGCACTACAATGAAACGCTACTTGGTAACAAAAGCATCGTAATTACACGCGACTATGAAACTGTAAAACGTGAATTTGACGTGGATGTTCAAGCGTATGACAGATTCAAGCAGCGGTTTGATTTGTTTTATTACACTGAACAATCGGATATTGACAGAATTGTATTGAACAATCAGGTTACCCATTTGTTTGTTATAAAGAGTGGGCATCAAGATGAACTTTACTCAACTCTTTGCGTAAACGTGGTGCTTTGCGTGTTTAACACGCTTCATCCACATGGTCACGTCTACACTCCGATTGGAGAAACTTTAAACAACATGTGCGGTACAAACTACCCGGTTACTCCTCACATGGTCACCATGCCTAGTTGCGATGAAGACCTGAGACGCGACCTACAAATACCTGAAAACGCCATTGTTTTTGGACGGTATGGTGGTAAAGAATCATTTGATATTGTGTTTGCGCATAGCGCAGTTCGGAATGTGCTTGAAAACAGCGGTAGAGACGACATTTACTTTATTTTCATGAACACGTATCCGTTCTATTTACATAAAAATATTATTTACTTGCAAGGAACAACCGACGTAATTCAAAAACGCAAGTTCATAAATACGTGCGACGCGCTGCTGCACGCACGATACCGTGGCGAAACGTTTGGCCTAACATGTGGCGAATTTTCAATTTGCAAAAAGCCAGTAATTACTTGGAACGGGTCGGTTGAACGCGAACACTTGTTGATTTTAAAAGACAAGGCAGTTACATACGAAACACAGGAAGAGCTCGAAACCATTTTGAAAACATTCGCGCGCGACAATTACGATGTTAGTGAAAATGGGTACATGTTTTACACGCCAGAAAACGTAATGCGCATATTTGAAAAAAACTGTTTGGTATGAATTTATCCGGAACATGATAAAAAATTGATTTCATTTTACAATTACTTTTATCATGTAATTAGGTTCCGACTATCTCTACCATATGCAATTCGAAAACGAACATCCAAGCCTTACCAGCGACAACATTTGGAGACATCCATCATGTTCAGGTACGTATAAATCTCAAAATGGGTTACGGTTTCTTTCTTCAAGCACCAAGGCTCAAAATCTAGTCAATGACTTTTTCGAAATCTTTCAAAGCCAAGCAACCAAATCCGAACGAGCTAGTATCGTCAAGACAAAACAATCACAAACCAGCACCGTATTCTTCATTTCATACCATGCTGCCGTAGCCGCACTTCATCACGCAACCGCGTGTGGACTTCTAACGCAACGCATTCATGCGTGTGTATCCGACATTACTCTGGAATGGATGCGTCAAGCCATTTACATTGAACGCCCATTGTTGTCATCGACGTTGTTACTTACGCGCGCAAAAGTAATGTTACAGGCAACTGACCTTAGTGCACTTCAAACGTACCAACGTACAAGAACAATTGGTGGAGGCATGATTGCGATTCTTGCAAAACAGTTTGGGTCTGGAGTCATTCGAGGAAACCTCCGAGGTGTCAATTGCAAAGCAGTTCACCTTATACTCAGACGAGCTTCCGGTTCCTACCAGCGCATGAAACAACTTGCAAGTCCATACACTCCTCGGTGCGTTAATATAAGTAAGCAAGTTTCAGACGCTGAATTCAAACATGTGAAAAGTGAAATGAAACGGCGTTTCGATGACCACGCGCCTACCCAGCTGTCTTTTGCAAGTGAGTCAGTTTCTGGGCCGGTTTCGTTTCACGTTTCAGAATATTATGCCAACAAGTGTATTCGTCTCATGGAATGTGACGGTGCCGAACAAAAATGGGCAGAACTAGAAACAAAAGTTCAACGGGTGCGTCGTGGAGAACTCACTGTCTACGACGTACTATTTGACCCGAGTCATGACTACTGGGTTTATTCCATTCACTACACATATTACTTGGCGATAAAGAAACAGCTCGAAGCAAATACAATGTGGACAACTATTTCCCCAGTCGATACTACGTCAAAAATGTTCAAACAAGCGTGTTCAGTATGGCATTCTCCTTACTCCAGCCAGTCTGGAATCAGAATATCCAAAGGTGCAAGCCGACATGAGCAAATTACTCGAATGGTTCACATTATGTATGTGTTTATTCGTCGCACTGAGCGTGTCTTGTCAGACAAATTCTCTGGCGTATTCGGTTACAATGAAGGTTTCAAAAACACATTCTTGATGCGACTACATTACCTTTCTACTGTATCCGGAGATGAAGTATCCGCGCTCATGATGGGACACTTCATGCCATTCTTGATGACCCCTGAAGTACATCTCGACATTGCAGTCACAGAACGTGGATTTCAAATGGATACCCTCTATGTGAAAATGAGCAATCGAACGTTTGGAAAACTAAAAAAACGATTCAAACACATTATTCCATTCCGCCACAACGGCTTCATTGCAAGAACGTAACGTAACAATCAAAAAATCAAAAACTAAAAAATCAAAAATCAAAAACAAAATATTTTTTATTTTGTTTTTTATTATTTTTTAAATTTCAAATTTTTAGTTTAACATTTCATTTTTATATAACTAATTTAATTAACCTCATAGCTCAATACACATTCAACGACTTGGTATACGGGTTTTGGCGAAACGCGTTCAAAATGGATGGGTCAATTCGCTCCGTTCCAACATTCATATCATATGATTGCGGCATACTCATTTGGCCGTACATGTCCGCGTTCGGAATCTGTGACGGCGCATTGGTTGGAATCCATAACCGGTTGTTGTTGCGGTCGCTTTCAAGTTTCGCAACGGCTACATTTGTTTCCGTACCCAAAAGCGCCATACTGCCATGATTGGTCCGTGCTTCATACGATTTATTCACATTGTGGTGCTGGTTATATGCGGCATTGTATAACGGCAGGCCAGCGCGAGTGGCTGCTCCTCCCGAAGTGCCCAAATATTCCACGCTCGTGGTTTGACGTTGGGTCGAGTTCAAAACTTGTTCGGTTCGTCCGTTTCCGTACGACCCAACGGCGGTGCCTTGCCGATTGATGTTCAAATGGTCCATAGAGCCCAGCCCTAGCGTGGTTTCCTTGATTGTGGTAGGTAACCTATCAGCGGGATTGAAAATGGTTCCAGCTGGAACAGTAGACTCTGCATTTCCGTACTGTCGAGGATTTCCGGTAACGTTTTCTTTTCTCGACGGTCGCAGTGCATCAATCACAGGCGCAACAATTGCACGCACAATGCCGTACACGCCACCCATTTCTTGAGGACGCACGGAAGTGCGATTATTGTGTGGAATCGTGTACGAATCGTGTCCGAAGTCACCCTTGGTAGCTGCATTCTTCTGAGCGCTGTACGGGTTTATCATTGGTTTTCCATCATACGATTGGCGCTTGGATTCCTCATACTCGGTGGGCGCGTACGTGTTGTTTCCACCCACATTGGAGTTTACACCGTAGTACTCTGCGCTGGTGGTTGCGCGGTTAACATCTTTTTCAACCTCTACTGCGCGCAGCGTGGGCGCTTTTTCTTGTCCCGTTGTGGTGAGCCATCTATCGGGGGTATTGACAAAGTACGTGTCCGGCAAGTTCTTTTCGAATTTACCCAAGTGATTCGTGTTGGCGTACTCTTTAATGAATGACGTTGCGGGACCTTGGTGCCCGTCCAAACTAAACGTTTGTTTGGGATTGGTGGCCACGCGCAGCTCGTCAACGCCTCTATCCGTCCATTTTTCACGCGCTTCCAGTGCGCTGTTATAACCGGCGCCGGCAATTCCGTTGAACCCTTTGTCTAAACCCGGCGCTACGCGCTCCTCTTCCCACGGTTTCACGTTGGATATTTTGGTGGACGGCATCATGCGCGACTGCAAAAAGTCGTTGTTGTTTTGCATTCCGTGCACGTTGTTCATTTGATTTTGCGGGGCAAATAGCGGAGCGCGTTCCTTTTTCCGTATTTGTTGTGACCCCGTTCCGGTTTTATTATCAAACAGCGTTTCATACACGTTGGCACCGGCGCTAAATCCGCGCATCTTGCTTCCAAAAAATGGCACCATATTGTTGTGGTTGAAGTCGCTGCTGGCAATTTTACTTCCGGATAGCGAAATAAAGTCGCCGGTTGAAGCGTACTTGTCACCAAACTGGTTGCCTTCAGCTTCTAAACGTTTTGCGAGGTCGTCATTGTAGTAGCGGTCCATCGCGTAGTTGTAGTTGGGGTTGTTGTACGCGTTAATGTCGGTTCCAACCGAAAATGATTTTTGGACGGGGTAATTGTCGGGCATAATGTCTAAATTCGGCAGTCGACGTCTATCGCCCATGTTTTCATAGCCTTCGTTCACATTCACATTCACATTATCACGCGAAGCCGTTTCCTGTTTTTTGGATAACCAGTTGCTGTACCCGTTTGCGTTGTTGTTGGTTTTATTATTGTTTGACAAAATGTATGCCGACCCAATTGCTAAAATAGGGATTGCTAATTCCATGGTTTATTTTTTTGCTATTTCTACTATTGATGCTATTAATATTATTATTTTATTATTTATTAAAATCAAATTCAATTCAACTATTCCTAATAATGTTCAATAATGTTTATTGTTACATTGAAGCTTGGTATCCGGATAAAATTTGGCCACCTTTCATAACTTGACACTTGAAGGTTTGTTTCGCCGGTCGTTTGCAAACCACGCTGTTGCTTTTAAGCTCGTTGAAAAACAGCAGTTGCTTGTTATCACTTGCATTTACCGATGCAACTATGATTAATGAGAGAACGATTCCAATAACAGTTCCTGAAAAAATGCCGGTCCAGCTGGTGCACTTGTATTTCAAAGGAGACGACATAAACAAATCCACCAAATAAAGGGTTGAAATAAGTACAATTAGCTCTATGTTGTACGAATCGTTTTGAACCATTGGCATCAGCATGTAAATAAGAGTAAATGCAATAATTGCGCTATTTAAAGCGGGATTGTATCCGCTTTTGTCACCCAGTGGAAAATCAAACATGCGACAAACTGGATGAGTATTTGTTTCACCATCATTTTCCGAAATCATGGTTGATGCTGTCATGACTACTGCACTAAGTACGAGAATGCATCCCAAATAAAAAAATCCTTTTAGTCCATAATTTCCGTCAAAAAATGCAATAATCACAAAAAATAAAACAAGAAAAAATGGCGCAATTCGAGCGCATAAGGTCAAGTAGTTTCCAATAGTAGCACCAAATCCGCTCATGTTCGTTTATTGTTCGTGTATATTTTATATTTCTTTCTTTATTTATTACTTATTATTATTATTAATCCTTATAATTATTTTCCATTGAAACCTATTAAACCAAACCTATCATTTTTATTATTTAAAATTAAAATAAGTAACAATTACATTTTATTTTTGAATTTGGAGTATTCTCGTATTATCATCATCATCATCATCATCATCATCATCATCATCAACTCCCCAAATGGATGATGCTCCACCTGAAGTGATATTTATTGTCCCGTACCGACAAAGAGAACCGCACAAGCATTTTTTTTCAGAGTACATGAACCGCGTTGTCATGCCCGACTATGTGAAAAACAAAGACTACGCCATTTATTTTGTTGAACAAAAAGACACGCGGCCATTCAACCGTGGCGCAATGAAAAATATTGGATTTTTAGCAATCAAGTACAAGTACCCTTTGCAGTATCAGAATGTTACATTTGTATTCAACGACGTGGATACGATTCCGCACAAAAAAAACGTGTTAGACTATAAAACAACGCGCGGAACAATAAAACATTTTTACGGATTTACATTCGCGCTAGGCGGAATTTTTTCCATAACTGGTGCCGATTTCGAGAGAATTGGAGGGTTTCCAAACTTCTGGGGTTGGGGATGTGAAGACAACTGCATTTATGACCGCGCTCTACAACATGGAGTACACGTTGATAGAAGCACTTTTTTTAAAATAGGGGACATGAACATTTTGCACATTTATGACGGAGTGGTACGAAATATTTGTCGAAAGGAAGCATACTCTGCAAAAATGAAGTCAACTACCGAAACAGTATTTACAATCCGGAATCTCTCGTTTGAGTTCGCAACAGCCAGTGAAAATGGCGATAACGGAGTGGATGTTTTTTATTTTGATACGCAAACCAGTTCGGGTGACGTTCGTATTGAATCGCAGAATATAATAACAGACAAAAAAATAGACTTAACCCCAGTGTTAAAAGAGAGATTTGGAGTTAATCTTCATATAAACCCTAAACCGATACAAGCTCCTCAGCAGATGCAGTATCCAACGCAGGTAGTCCAAAATACCAATCCGACACACAAAAGAACGGTTAACATGATGATGAAACCATTTATGAAATAAAAAAGTTATAAATTTATTTAAATAAATATATACCTTTACCGGTTATACCGCTATAGCATTATAACATGATATATTTTATTATTGCCGGTGTCGGATTTGTTTGTATGAGCATTTGTCTTTGTACAATACTCACTGTTTCAAATCATCGTAATGATACGTACATTAAGCAGTGCCAAAAATACGTAAAAAATGCATAAGTTCTTTTAAATGGGTTATTGTTCGTTAGTTCGTTATCCGTTGTTATCGACGCATGTCCAAGTATGCGTCAGTTGGTAGCATGTCATAAATTGCAATCACAATTTGAAACGTCCATACAATTAAAATGTCAGCTACAAATGGAAACGCAATAAACGCCAACGTGAGTCCGGCATTGGTGTAATCTGCATATTTTGTTCGATATAAAAGCACGATTACCCACGCGAATACACTAAACCAGTACACAAATGTTAAAATTTTTGTTACGTGCGACATCAAGTCGGCCTGCTGATTTTCATAAAAGGTGCGTCGGTGTTCGGTTTTCAGCCTTGAAATGGTTTTATCTACTTTAGTTCCCAAAGTTTCGGTTGCTTCGGCGTATTTGTCTGCCAAGTCATCCAAGTGGTTATAATACTTCATTTGTTCATTGGCTACCCCAAGTAGGTCGTTCAGCGTGTTTATTTCTTTAGTTAGTTTTGCCTTGATAATTTCTTTTTGTAGTTCACCTTCTTGCGTGTAAATTTTTGTAAATAATTTTACAGGGTCACACGTGTAGTCATTACTTTTTTTTAAAGAATCGTTGGGTCCCGTGCATGTTAGCGTGGTAACGTAACTTGAAAATGCAGTATCAAACGCGTCCTTGTCGCAACTGCGCTTTCCTTTTGTTATACATGAAGCTTTTTCATCATACGTTGATTTTAAGTTTGTAGTGGTACTTTGGTTACCTGCTAAGCTGCTAATTGTGGTATTTGCAGTGTCTATCATTTGATTCAAATTGAATATCGTATTTGAAAGGTCATCATCCATTTGCCCGTTGCTTCCCATTTTCAATTTTCAAAAAGAATGAATTGAAATAAAAAAATAAAAAATAAAATACACTTTACTTATGTGAATACTTTATTTTATATGTTAAACCCAAAAAATAAAACCCCGCTCAGTAAAATTTAAATTTATGGAATCCAATCTCTCGGTATATTTTCTGATTTCTCTTGTGGTTCGTGTTCAGGTACCGGTTCAGGTACCGGTTCTATGTTAACAGTTACAATTGAGGATTGAGAAGCATCTTCTGCTTCTTCTTCAATGGTTGAAAGTGGTTCATTTTCTTTATATTCTTCTTGTTCTCCAGATTCTCGAGTCACGATTTCACTTTGAGTCACTACCTCAGTTTCCGAAACATTGTCATCGGAAGAAGAAGAAGAATGCATTTTATTTAACAATTTGAACAGCAGCAGGTTCATTGCATTCATCATCTCGTGCTGAGAGTTGAGAATGGAGCGAAGCTCCCGGTTTTCGGTTTTAACAGCATTCACTTCGGTTACAAGCTCGGATAGGTTCGTGTTTTGCATAATGTGACTCACAGTGTTTGCAATAAATGCCGGATTCTCGGTAATTTTATGAATGACCGCTTCGTCAAAGACAATTTCTTGCTCTTCTATTCCACTATCATCTTCTGCGTCAACAACAGCGGCGCCGACCTCTCCACCAACGCCGGTTGAACCGATATCGGTACGAACCGGATTGCTGGTTGCGCGTGTTACCAGGGTGGTCAAATGTGCAAGCTGGTTGGATACATCGTTGTGATGCCCTTGCAGTTTTATAATGTCCAGGTCATGATTTCTAAGAATAAGCGTAGGCGCTAAGTGAGGTTCAGCGTAAGGAAAATTTATGCTTCCTGTTTCAACCGACTCCATTTGATACACGCCATTAGGCATCAAAAGTTTAATGTACCCAGGTGGAACCGGTGTGTCGGCTTTAACAATTTGAACTTGAGGAGTCGGTATTCGCTGCATAGGCGTTTGCATAGGCGCTTGCATACGTTGTGTATAAGGCGAAGGAACCTGCGGTTGTTGCGGTTGTTGCGGTTGTAAAAGCTGTTTTTGACGTTGTATTTCTAAAAGGCGTTGTTGTTGTAGCTGCTGCTGCTGCTGCTGCTGCTGCTGCTGTTGTTGCTGTGTAGTTGCTGCCATGACTGGTGCAGCCGGTCCAGTTCGTCTTCGTCTTGCTGATGAAAGAGCTGTATTACTCATTGTATTATTTGTTAGGATGACTTGGTTTGATTTGATTATTGTATTTTATTTAAATAGTGTTTTGGATTAAATAAATTTAGTTATCTTTTTTTTATTATTCAATTATAATAATATAATCATATCGATAAATAAATTAGGTTTAGTTAAGATACTAAAAATGGTTCTTCGACTGACAATGGCGGAATTTCGAAAAATTCCAAGCAATGACAAGTTGCTATTTGGTATTTTGATTGCAATCATTGTGTTCAACAGCATGATTCCTCGTGTTGTTGAAGGTTTACCTGAAAAATATTTTTTTAATACGAATACTCCCATGATTATTTCCGCTACAAAAGGAAATGCTCCAACCGTTGATGACAATGTTATTTCCATTTCTGGTTCATTTCGAACAAGTGACGTGGTTCCAGCTGGAAAACATATTATTTTTAAGTTTCCACAAAATTATTTTGTACAACTTGAAGGAACCGCGCTATCAGCTATTCGGCTCAATATTCAAAAAGGCGGTGTTGATGTGGTTCCGCCACCTCCGGTTGCAAGTGAAACAACCCAAACACCATTAACTGCCACAAGTACGGCTGACGGCATGATTAAGTTTCTGTTACCTAGTATCCTTCCAGCAAGCGGTCCAAATGATAGAGACTACACGTTTAAGATATACAGCACAAGTACTGTGAATACTCCAATTTTTAAATTTGGACCGAACCCAATTGGAATAACACAAAACGGTTTCAAAATTGGTTCAGAAGACTTTGCAGAAGCCACGGCAGCAATGCCGGTTTTGTATAAAGAGTCTACTGCCGCATCTGGTGCTGGTAGTCAAGCTTCAGCTTCAATGAGCGCTAGACAAGCCGCATTTGTAAATAACGTTTCAAATCTTCAAGCCGTGGAACAGGAGTTGTTTGAAAAACTGTCATCCGACACGAATTTAACTCCAGAAGACCGTTCACAAATTGTAAGTCAAATCAACCAACTTGCGAAAGCGCGCGGCGATTTATACAACAACATGAATGATTTTTCAGCCCAAATTGAAACGGTTGCTGGCGAGAGGCGCAATGCGCTCGTTCAAAATAGCGTTGCCGTAAACGTCATTCAAGACCAGATTCAGAATTCACAGCGAACGTTGGACGGACTACAACAAGAAAAGTCAAACAAAATACGACTGGTTGAAATTAATAACTACTACGGTAAAAAGTACGAGTTTCAAACCGACATTATGAAAATTATTATTTTAACGTGCGTTCCTATTCTTATCATTTCGGTGTTACTTAAAAAGGGATTCATTCCAAATCTCATAGCCACCGGTTTAATTACAATCATTATTTCGGCGGGGCTAATTGCAGTTGCGCATAAGGTTATCGACCTGAATAAACGTAACAAGTTTAACTTTGACCAATATGACCACGACTTTAATCCCAATGCTGTACAAGTTCGAAAGGTTGAAAGTACCAACTTGTCTGACATGAATAAAATGGCGCTTGCTTCATCGTGCATTGGACCCTCGTGTTGTACGGAAGATACTACCATGTGGGATTCTGCGTCTGCAAAGTGTGTGCCTAAACCGGCTCAAAGTGCCGCAACATCCACTGCTGCGCCAGTTCCTGGTTCCCTTGCTGTAAACGCGGAATCGGCTATCTTTGGAAATTCTTGAATAAAACATTAAAAAATAGAAGAAATTTAAAAAATAAATAAATAATCCGATAAAATATTTATTTATGTAAAAACATTTAAACCGTTATCGAGTCAATAATTGACAACAAAACAATATGAACACGGAACACGTTTCGCATTCCGGAACGTATATTGAAAACAATGTGAAAACTGATATGATTGAAATGTATGACATGTTTATTGGGGTTGCATGTAGTTTATTGTTCAGCTTCGGAGGAATTAAATTGTACGAATATTTACATACTACGCGTCACAGTAAACGAGATACACCTACAGCATTGAGACGTGTAACACGTTACCATTCTGAAAATGTTATCACTTATGATAATTCTAGTGCGTTAACCGGTGATGAAAAAAAAATTTGTTTTGATTTTATCAATACGCTGGCATTAGTTTATATTTTAAATCAGCACGCGCTTATTTGTAAGACTTTGAAACTATATGACCGTGTAAAAAAAACAGGGGTGTTCAAAATCGAGAACCAGTTCATTATAAAGTACGGTACATTCAGTGACATGCATGAGTCGAAGATTTACAATGATTTGAAGTCAAGAGGTATTAACCACGACCTTAAAATCGTTACTCCAATATGGTATTCATTTTTTGAAAATAAACTGTATGATGACGTGAATGATGAGGTGGAGGTGGACCATCAAAAACTTTTATTGTATGACGCGTTTGATAAAAAAAATATTAGAGTACGACGTAAAGACATTGTAAGCATAGAATTACAGCCTTATTTAAAGTACTCTGTCGTTTTTCACAAATGGTACAAGGACGCATGTTTTAATCCCAAAAATCACGACTACATCATTTGCAGCATGCTGTTGAGTTTGGCACGGTCTATCAAACATTGTCATGACTTGGATTTAGTACACGGCGACATTAAACCTGACAACATTTTAGTAACCTATGAAGCCGCGCATTACGATATACATGATAATGACGGTAGCGGTAGTAACGATGATAGCGGTAGTAATGATAGCGACAGCGACAGCAACGCCCCCATTGACATTTCAAAGTGGAAAAACATGCTCCATATGCCAGTAACCGGTAAAACCCGTCACATTACACAGATTCCAAGTGCGTATTTGATTGACTTTGGAATGTGCGGTCATATTGGTGGAAAGGACGAAGGAACTGGCGGTACGCGGCCATTTTGTGCACCAGAAACAAAAAACATTAAGCAAAAACCATCGCATGAGAAAAAATCCAACGAATCCGATTCAGACACATACGCATGGACGGCGCTTAACAAGCAGCATGACATTTGGTCATGGGCTTTAATACTTTACACGATTACCGCATATCACGATGTGTACAACACGTACGACGAATACCCACCTGATGCGTTTGATGACGACGGATACGTGAATGAGTATCAGCAAGAGTACGCGTTTGAAATAAAAACGCACCCGTTTTACCCAATTTTTAAAAAAACACTGTGTCCACCATGCAAGAGAACATCATCTATCGATGAAATTATTCACGACATGAATACCATTTTACAAGGGTTATAACGTTAGGCGGTGGGTTCGTTTGACGGCAGTAGTAACGAAGCTGGAGTTGATGAAGCGGCTGTTTGTACTTCTTGGGTTTCATTGGGCGGAGCTGTTACCGTAGACGTTTCGGACACATCATTCGATGACGTATCGTATGACGCGTTTGTCTGTGCAGCATCCTTCATGACCGCAGTTGCTTGCTTTACGGTGGTTCGTTTCACGTTTTGTTTTTGTAAAAAATGCAAAAACAGTGATGGTAAAATGGCTACCGTGTTCATGTACGTTCGATATTTAAAACTGCAAATTACGGCGTCGTTTACGTACTTTATGCTGTACCACCAATACGCCGGTATGAATATTATTTTTCCAGGAACGAGTTCCACTTCAAGCGTTTTAATTTTTGCGTAGTCGGATTTGTAAATGGGTTGAACATTCCACGGAGAAACTGGCGAAACAAATTCAAACGCTTCATAGTCGGTTTTCGCATACAAGTACTTAGTTGACTTGGGCGGAATCAAAATAATTTTAACGGTACCCTGAATAGGCATAAAGTAATTCCTGTAAGAACAGCTGTATTGCAGCTGAGTTTCAGCCCCTTCTGATGCAAACGTGTAGTCGTAATCGCACGTTGAAACCAGCGGCGGACGTAAAAAGTCATCGCTGTATTGAAACCGCTTTACAATGCCTGTCTCTTCTAAAAAGTCAATGTTTTTTTCGCTGATAAGCTTGGACGAAGTGTCGGCTTTCATAAGCTGGTGCGCAGATGCCATGGTTAACGGCACATACATTTCAGACTCTTGTGACGACGTACGTGCATCTTTTATGTTTTTTACCTTTACATCGAATGCGCCATAGCTTTGTTTTATGGCGGTAAAATCCACGTTTCTGCGGAACTCGACGATGTCTTCTCCAAGAACTCCAGCACCGTCATCGCCAGATGCGTAATCAAATATAACGGGTTGACGTAAGTCACATATCTCTTCCAGTTTGTCTTTGGACGGGTTGTATATTTCGTACACTTCCAAGTCGTCGCTTGTTTTCAAATGAAAATAAATGTGCAAGTAAAAAAACAGAACGACACAAAATATGAATATGGCCAATAAATTTTCCATTTTTATATGTGGTACTACCTTTACTTATCTTTATGTAGGTACGGAACGATACGTAAAATAAAACTAATAAATAAAAGAAATAAATTTAATAATTTTAATAAACGAAATAAATATAAAATTGATATTATTTTGATTTTGATATTAAAACATTTATATATTGGTATAAAGTTAAGAGTGAATAAATATGTTTCGACGCAATCCTCAGCATAAGGCCGGCCCGCCGCAAGTTTCTAAAATCATGGGTATTCAGTTCAGCATCCTTTCACCAGAGGAAATTGAACGAGGCTCGGTGGTTGAAGTAACTTCAAAGGAAATGTACACAAACAACCGTCCTTGTCATGGCGGACTGTTTGACCCTCGGATGGGGGTTCTTGAACCCGGCCTCATTTGTCCAACTGACGGAATGGACTACATGACAACCCCAGGATATTTTGGTCACATTCGTTTGGCAAGACCCGTATTTTATATCCAATACTTGTCCACGGTTTTGAAGTTGTTGCGGTGTGTGTGCATGAAGTGCAGTAAGTTGCTGATTGACAAGAACCTGCACCGTGAACTCATGAGTTTGCGACCGGATGAGCGGTGGACTCGTGTGTACCAACTGGCAAGTAAAGTTAAAGGCACGCGATGCGGAAAAGAAACGGAAGACGGTTGTGGATGTTTGCAACCGGATAAAATCAAAAAAGACGGTTTGGCAAACATTTTTGCGGAATGGTCAAAAATTTCAAACGGCGGAATGGTAGGCGGAGCAGACGGTGGCGGAACTACTGTGAGTGGAAATGGAAGACTTAACTTGAACGTTACTCCTGAAATGGTAATCAAAATATTTAAACGCATATCAAATGAAGACGTCGAGTTTATGGGTTTCAGTGCTCAGTTTTCTCGTCCCGAATGGATGGTATGTCAGGTGCTTGCAATACCACCACCTGCTGTTCGTCCGTCTATCAAAATGGATGGTCAGCAACGGAGCGAAGATGACATTACCCACATTTTAGTGGATATTATCAAAACCAATGACAGTTTGGCGGAACAACTCCGTCGCAGTGCAGCTATATCTATTGCAGCCGGAGAAACCGGCGGCTCGAGCGACCCGAAAGTAGTTGAAGGTTGGCACACGCTTTTGCAATACTACGTTGCAACCCAAGTCAACAACAACATTCCAGGCGTTGGCCCTGTCGCCCAAAGGTCCGGACGCCCGTTGAAATCCATTCAAGAACGGTTGAACGGAAAGGCTGGTCGTGTTCGAGGCAACCTTATGGGTAAACGTGTGGACTTTTCAGCCCGTTCAGTGATTACACCGGACCCGAACATCTCAATTCGTGAACTGGGGATTCCGGTTCGAATTGCTAAGAATATTACAAAACCGGTTGTCGTGAACGACATGAACCGCGATTTTCTAATGGCCCTTGTAAAAAACCGGTCAGAAACGTATCCTGGTGCTAAAATTCTGGAAAAAGTAAACGGCCAGTCTATTTCCCTTCGGTACGCGGACGTGTCCAATATCACACTTGAAACCGGGGACATTGTGCACCGGCACATGATGGATGGCGATGCGATTCTATTCAACCGTCAACCATCGTTGCATCGCATGAGTATGATGTGCCACATCGTCCGCGTCATGCACACCGGCGACACGTTCCGCATGAATGTTGGTGACACCAAGCCGTACAATGCGGATTTTGATGGTGATGAAATGAACATGCACATGCCACAGGACGACGAGTCCGAACTGGAGCTGCGTCATTTGGCGGCAGTGCCGTACCAAATCATCAGTCCGGCTAAAAACGAGTCAATTATCGGGATTTTCCAGGACTCATTGTTGGGAAGCTACCTGTTTACGCGTGAAAACGTGGACTTTACTCCACTGAAAGCCATGGGATTGTTGGTTGGATACAGCAAAATCAATGGCAACCTTTTCAAGTTCAACCGTTCTGGAGATGACTCGAAAAACCGTATTTCGAATTTTCAAATTCTTTCTCAAATCATGCCCCCGATTTCAATGCGGTTCAAGAACGGGCACTTCAGTGATGAAAATGACAAGGCTGATACATCCAACCGCGTAGTGGAAATCAAGGACGGCCAGTATTTGAGGGGTCAAATTGAAAAGGGCGTGCTTTCTTCAGGAGGAAACGGTCTCATTCAGCGCATTTGCAACGACTTTGGAAACATGGCGTCTGCTGATTTCATAGACAACCTTCAAAATATTGTTACGGAGTACATGAAAGCCACGGCGTATAGTGTGGGCATAAGTGACTTGATGTCCAATCCCAGCACCGTCAAGAATGTGGCTGATACGAAGAATGCGAAGAAACAAGAAGTCAAAAACATTATTGACCAGGTGCATTTGGGCGTATTTGAAAATAAAACGGGACGCAGCAACTCGAAGGAATTTGAAACCAAAATCACGAACATTTTGAACAACGCGACCAGCGAGTGCGAGAAAATCGTGATGAATACGCTGAACAATGACAACCGCTTTGGTACCATTATAAAGTGCGGCTCCAAGGGGACGAAAATCAACATTTCGCAGATGATTTCGTGTCTTGGCCAGCAGTCGATTGAAGGTGGTCGAATTCCCTACGGTTTGGATGGTCGAACTCTGCCACATTTCACACGGTTTGATGACACGCCAAGCGCGAGAGGGTTTATCGACAACTCGTTCATTTCAGGGCTTCGTCCGGAGGAGTTGTTCTTTCACGCCATGGCTGGTCGTATTGGTCTGATTGATACCGCTGTGAAAACATCGTCCACCGGATATATACAGCGTCGTTTAGTCAAAGGTTTGGAAGACTTGATGGTGTGTTATGACATGACGGTTCGTAACAGCAAGGGGCGAATTGTGCAGTTTACATACGGCGATGACGGCATCGACACAATTAAAGTTGAACGCGCCACGGTGCCGTTTCTCGAAATGTGTGTGGAGGAGTTTTATGCGCATTACAGCTTTCCTACTTCGGCACAAGACGCCGGCGTAGAAGCCGCTGGAGGCGGTTCCGACAACGCGTTTCAAACCATATTTACGGCGGCAGCAATTCGACGCATGAAGATGCCGGCCCAAATTACCGAGCTGAACGCGTACTCAAAACGAATGACCGATGACTTGATTCGTGCTCGCGACGAAATCGTGGAGAACGTGTTTCGACACAAGAACGAGAGTCGCGTGTTTTTGCCGGTGGGTATTCAGTACGTGATTTCAAACATTCAAGGCATGAACTTGTTCAACAAGAATTCAATGGTCGACATCACGCCGCTGGAAGCCTTCAAAATGGTGCAGGACGCGTATGATAAACTGGAAACACTCACGTATTCTAAACCCGCGCAACTGTTTCGAGTCATGTACTTTTACTACTTGAGCCCGCGCGACTTGCTCATGGTGAAGCGTTTCAATAAACGCGCGCTCACCATACTGTTGGAAACCATCATTGTACAGTACAAGCGCGCGCTGATTGCACCCGGTGAAATGGTGGGCATGATTGCAGCGCAGAGTATTGGCGAACCCACTACTCAGCTCACGCTGAACACGTTCCATAACGCGGGTGTTGCTAGCAAGGCCAATGTTACTCGCGGTGTACCGCGCATTGAGGAAATTTTGTCGCTGTCCGAAAATCCTAAAAACACGTCGGTCACCATATACGCTAAACCTGACGACGAAACCGATAAAGAGCGGGTGCAGGATTTGATTCCGTACATTGAACACACGCGGCTTGTAGAAGTGGTGTCGTCCGTTGAAATTCGTTTTGACCCCAATCCCAACCGAACCGTAGTTGATGAAGATGATATGACGCTTCGCCAGTACAATGAATTTGAACAGATGTTGACGGAGTGTCATGCCGAATCGGAAGGTGGTGATGGGGGGGGTAGTGGTAAAGAAACGTCCATGTCCAGTATAAGCAAATGGGTAGTCCGTCTTGAAATGGATGTAAAGTCCATGTTGGACAAACGCATTACGATGAATGATGTAAACTACGCCATAAAGAGCGCGTACGGAGACATGGTGTCATGCGTTTTCAGCGACTATAATGCTGACAATCTCGTATTTCGAATTCGACTGGAAAACATAATCAAAAAAACGGGCTTAGCGTCTGGGTCTAGTTCTAGTTCTAGTTCTGGGTCAGACGGTCTGCAGCTGAGTGGCTTGGTCGGAAACTCCAAACAAGCGTCATTGGACCAATCGGACCACATTTATATTCTGAAAAACTTTCGAGACCAGCTCTTGAACAACATTATCCTTCGGGGCGTGAAGGGAATCGGCGGAATCGTAATGAGAAAGGTACCGGGCGTGTTGAGACGCGTGGAAGGAAACTACGTAAAAAATGACATTTGGGTTATGGACACCATGGGCACCAACTTGATGCAAGTGCTCGCATTGGAGTCAATCGATACAACGCGCACCGTGTCGAACGACATTCAAGAAATATATCGCGTTCTCGGAATTGAAGCGGCGCGCGTTGCCATTATGAACGAACTGGTCGAAAGCTTTGACGACACGTACATCAACTACCACCATTTGAGCGTGCTGTGCGACAGAATGACCGCCAACGAACGAATGATTTCCATATTTCGACACGGAATCAACAGTGACAACATTGGCCCCATTGCCAAAGCGTCGTTTGAAGAAACCCCAGAAATGTTTCTGAAAGCTGCGCGGCATGCGGAAGTGGACAACCTTCGTGGTGTGTCGTCCAACGTGATGTGCGGTCAAGAAGGGTACTACGGAACTAGCAGTTTCAACGTGTTGCTTAATTTGCGGTCGATTCAGCCCGTTGATTCGACACAGACACCGCCTGAAGCACACGGTGACGATTTAGGAAACCCGTCACTTGACATCGTCCATGAAGAAGAAACCATTGTTGGAAGTACCATGCTGGTTGCAGACGAATTTGTTGCTAGCGCGGCATGTAGCACCGAAAAGCTGGAACTTGCTGCGTCCAATGGACTCGGCGTGAAACCTAAAGACTTAGGTGCTGTAAGCGAATCATACGAACTGGGATTTTAATTATGTTTCAACGTGTAAACGGTAAACGTGAAACGTGAATGAAATGAAGAAGAAGAAATAAAAATAAAAATATTGTAGTAGAAGAAGAAGAATAATGATTTTTTTATTCCATAAATAAGTATTTAAAGATTAAAAAAATGTTATACTATAAAAATACACTATCATCACATACTATCACATACTATATAAAATAAAATCATACAATCCAATATGCCTCTACCATCACAACCGCAACAATCACAACCATCTCCCCAGCAACAAACCGTTCAGTCTGGAGGAGAAACCTATCGGCTTCCGAGCCATCTTTGCATGCAACACGTGTTCAAGTTAGCAATTGTTGAAGATAAACCTATCATGATGGATTATTGGACGAGTTCTCTCGATAAAAGCGTCATCATCGGCGTGAGAGAAAATAACGAGAAGCTCTTAGTGAAAAGTGCCGACGAGTACACCAGCCCAATTGCGAAAATTTTCAAAGTTGAAACCGAGTACATCATTGTTACTGAAAACTCGATTTACATCGTTTCGTCCGATATTCAAAACAAACGCATTTCATAATTCATATATGCGAAAATGTGTTTTTCAAAATGGCGTACGTGTCCGGATTCAGCTCGGGATGAAAGAGGCACCCATATACGCGCCCCCTTTCGAATTCATATGCTACCGGAAGCGAACTCGTATTTCCTACGACCCACGCAATCGGTTTGATGCGCCGCCGGTTTGTTATCACCGGTATATCAGAGAAATTGAAACACGCGACCATACGCGAACTCTGACCAGGACCCGAACCCAAACCCAACCCTTGAAACAACCGGTGGGATTTTAACACTTGAACCTCAACTGACCGACGCGTGTATACATGGTTGTCAATTAACGAACCACCGTACAGCGTAAGAAGAAGTTGCGCACCAAAGCAAATTCCTAGAACTGGAACACGTTGAAACAACCGTAAATAATGCAAAATGTAAACATACTTTGAAATGTCTCTTCCGATTTGACTCAACTTCATGGAACTGCCCGAAATAATAATCCCAGTTATGTTTTTGTATACCGAACTTGTTGGGTCCATCACTTCAGGTCGAACGCGTGGACCTCGCACTTCATAGTACGGAATGCGCAAGGCTTTAAGCGCAGTTCTCAGTTTTGGAATGGCTGATAGGGACGTCTCATTTTTTACGGTACAATTTATCAAAAGTATCATATTGTTTTATTATTACTTTTATTTTTTATTCAATGTTGTATTTATTTTTATTTATTTTTATTTATTTTTATTTTCATACAATTTTGTATTTCATATCTTTCATACAAATTAATTAATCAAATAAAAATAAAAAAAAACATAAAAGTTAAGTTAAAACCCCTCTTCGCCAAATGTGAACGTGTCAGAGTCTACGCGTTTATCGGCCAAGGCGTATTCGCCAACCCGCTTTTCGAAAAAATTGGTTTTACCTTCAATGCTAATCATTTCCATAAAATCAAATGGATTGGGCGAGTCATATATTTTATCGTATCCCAGCTGAACAATCAGCCTGTCTGCGACAAATTCAATGTATTGATTCATGAGCTTGGCGTTCATGCCAATGAGACGGCACGGAAGCGCTTCACATATGAATTCTTGTTCAATTGCGACCGCTTCTTTTATAATTTCATGTATTTTTTGTTTCGACAGTTTTTTAGATTTTGCCATTTTCCTGTACAACAACACCGCAAATTCGGTGTGAAGCGCTTCATCCCTTGAAATCAACTCGTTACTGAACGTGAGACCCGGCAACAAACCGCGCTTTTTCATCCAATAAATTGCGCAAAATGCGCCTGAAAAAAATATACCTTCCACGCACGCAAACCCCACCAGCCGGGTTTGAAACGAGCTCCGCTTGTCGTGTATCCATCGAATCGCCCAGTCTGCTTTTTTTTTAATGCATGGAAATGTTTCAACGGCATTAAAGAGCTTGTCCCGCTCGGTCGTGTCGGTAACGTACGTGTCTATCAGAATACTGTAGACTTCACTGTGAATGTTTTCCATCGCGATTTGAAACCCGTAAAACGCGCGCGCTTCCGCGAGCTGAACGTCGCTCATGAATCGAACCGCCAAATTTTCTAAAACAATACCGTCGCTGGCTGCAAAAAACGCGAGCACCATGGATATAAAGTGTCTCTCGTCGTCATTCAATTCGTTTTTCCATTGCGTCACATCTTTTGACAAGTCAATTTCTTCGGCTCTCCAAAAACAATCCACCTGTTTCTTATACATTTTCCAAATGGCGTCGTCTTGCAATGGGAAAAGTACATACCTGTGACTAGAAACAGAAATGTCGTTTGAACTAGAGGCGCTAGGAGTTACGTCACACATGTCGGAGGATTACGTATAAAAATTGCGGATGTAAGTGAAGTAATAAGGTATTTCTAAATAAGTTCTGTTCATATTTTTATTTTTTCATTCAAATTTCCAAATTTGAAAAATTCCGTTATTTAATTATTTAATTTACTTTGTTTGTTTGTTTAGTTTATTCAATTCAAACAGAATCGCACGTTCATCCAAGTCAAGTTGTTTGATAGCCTTGTGTGACATCTTGGTTGTGTTCGCTTCAATTTGATAAAGGGATTGAAGTAAAGAATGAAAGTATTGTTGAAGTGCGCGAGTTTCGTCATTTCGGCGGTTGATATGGTCGACATATTTAGTTAGAACCGGGCGTAATCCCGGATTGTCGTTCACTTCCTCAGATAAAGATTTTACTTTTTTTTCCATTTCGTGATGTAATGAATCTATAAGCGCAAGCCGAGTCATGTGGGCTTTGTCTTGTTTTGCAACATGAGACATTTTATGATTTTTTACTTATGAGGTTAAGTTAGCTTTAGACTAAAAAAATAAAAAAAAATAAATATTAATAATAATAAATAATAATAATAATAGAAGAATAGAACAAAATAAACAGAACAAAAATAACAAATGAACAACGCAATTAGCCGATTGAGTCGTATGAGTGTCGGAAACGGTACGTTTCGGTCAGAAATGAAAGAAATATTACAAAATAAATACGTGTTGTATGCCATACTCATTATCGCAGTTTTAAATGTAATCGGTTATTTAGCACTGAAAAATATGGATGCCGTTTTATTTTTCATACTAACCTTTTTACTCTCGATTTACTTTAGCCGCAACATGATTGTGGTATTGTTTATCAGCGTGATTGCTACCAATTTTTACGTTGGTACACGCGGCATAATGGCAGGCCAAGAAGGTTTAAAGAATAAAAAAACGAAGGAAGGAATGGAAACAGATGATGCCGATGCCGAACCAGCTGAACCAGACGCAACCGCCGAATCAGCCGAACCAGCCGAACCAGACGCAACCGCCGAACCTGGTGAATCTGGTGAACCTGGTACTGAAACGGTTGAAAATAATGAAAATATGAAAAAAAATGAAAGCAAAGGCGTTGCAGATAAAAAAAAGAAGACCCGCGCCGGAATGCAAAATCTTAAGCCCGCAAAATTCAAACCCAGCAAACCGTCGGGTGAAACGGATGCCGAGGATGATGGTGATGAGAGCGATGATGATGGACTCGCAAAAGTAAGCGGCTCGGCCGGTAACCGTGTAGATTATGCGCAAACGCTGGGTCAAGCGTACGATAATTTGCAAAACATCATTGGAAAAGATGGTGTAAAGGGACTTACCAACCAAACAAAGGACTTGATGGAACAACAAAAAGTTTTGATGAATAACATGAAAGACATGGAGCCACTCATCAAAAGCGCGCAGGGGTTTATGAGTCAAATTATGGGTAGCGGTGGACTGGACGGAATTTCAAAATTGTTTGATGGAAAATTGTTTGGAGCGGTTGCTCCAGCTGTCGCAGAAAATGGAAAGTCAATCGACACAAAATAAATAAATAAATAAATAAACCTGTTTATTCAAACGTAACAACCACTTCTACCATTTCTTTTTTAATGCTGCTGCTTGCCAGGATAGAGAGTTCTTCTCGTTTCTTTCGGCCAGATACTGATAACCCAGATGATGACGACGAGATTACCGATTCTTTGTCTTCATCTTTTTCTTCACTTTCTTCATATTCCTCCATTTTTTCTTTTTCGTCTTTTCCAGCTTTTCCCGCATCTCCAGCCTTTTCTGGGTTGATTTTTTGTAAATGAACAGAGAGCCTGCTTTTATGTTTAGAAATACTGTTTCGATTATTCATGTCGGCCTCAATGCATTTATAGTTGTCTTCAATGTAATTAATGACCTGGTTTTCAATGGCCCACTTGAAAAAGTTAAGCTGCCCTACCGTGGTTTGTATGAACGTGTTGTTTACATACGGAAACGCAATTCTGTCCCACCGGCAGAACGGGTCAAACCGTTTTTTGGAATACGCTTTAAGTTTCAGCTTGTAGTCGTTATACACTTTGAACCTCTTTCCAGGGGTACCACCACCACCACCGCCACCACTATCTGACAGAATTGTATACACGGTATAATTTTTTTTAGCATAGTTGGTAGAAAACCAGTCGATAATTCGAAGCGATATGGGTGACTCGCCGTTGATTACGGACAACATGATTCTCAATGGGGCAAAGCTATTTTGTTTAAAATACGTCAAAAGTTTTCCCGTGAGCAGTTCGTTTTGAGTAAGGTGGTTGGATGCCGCTGCAGAAACACTTGTGCTTGTCATTTATTTTAAATCTTCAAAATTTCAAATTTTTAAACTACTATAGGCCAACTATCAAAAACATTTTTAAATTGTTTTTTATTATTGAGGTTTAGGTGTACGTTACAATACAAAAAAATAAAAGACAAAAAATAAAAAAAAAGTTAAAAAACGATAAAAAAAATAAAAAAAGATAAAAAAAGATAATAATAGAATAATAGAATAGAATATTAAAACAAGAGGAGTACAAAAAAAATACACCCAACAAAATGTCATTTACACGGTTTCACGATGACCCAGCACGTATTATTAAAAATCTTGAAATTTCAACCTATGCCGGTCGATATGCACTGGATTCACCCGGTAATGGAGCAAACCCGGTTTATATGCAGGACCCGCACATTCGTATGCAGAAGTGGGGCGGAAATGCAATGACTGGCGCAACCGAAATTGAAAACAATTTATTCGGACTGACACGAAACTTGAACCGTGACACGTTTGACAACTTGTATTGTCAAGGTCAAGGAGCTGGAAAAGGCATTCCCGTTGAAAGTCGCATGGTTCCGTCAAGAGACACCATGAACGCATATACCGACCAGAGTCGCGCAACCCATCCGGCATGGCAACTTCGAGACTTGACTCAACATCGCCCCGACTTCCCGTTGTTTGACCCACAAGAGCACATTGCAATTCCGTTTCAAAATAATTTGAGTACGCGCATTTTAGAAAAAGACCATTTTGTGCCGTCACTTCCAAATACCATGCGGTCAGATGAAGTGCAGCAGCAGTTAAGAGAGAGTTTAGCTGGAACAAATAGCGGCATGGGAATGGGAATGCGCATTATGTCATAAAACGTAAAAAAACGTAAAAAAACGTAATAAATCGTAAAACCAAATAATAACTAGTTATTCTCGTAAAAATATATAAAAATAAAATATATGTTTATGTTTATAAAATGTCTTTGAATCCTTTACATCTTTCCTCCAACGCCGACGATTCTTTTTCGGTTTCGTCGGTACCCTCTGCCAAGTTGTCATTCAACATTAACGCGTTTAATGGCAACACAACCAACTTTAACCGCGCTAGTTGCCCAAGACCAAGTCCAAAAGCAACTGCTCCTCAACGTGAACCGACCACCTGGGGGTCAATCACTGGCAAAACTGGTTTAGTACGACCGTTATAATAGGAACTTACGTAACTCCTCACGTTTTTCTGCAATATTGTCTTCTATTGTCTTTAGTTGGGTATCTATATCTGTTAGTAAAATTTTAGCGTCATTCATTTTTTTCTGTAACGCTTCTATTTGCAGAGTATCTGATTTTGCATCAAGTTGTTTTATTTGACTTTCATAGTAAGCTATCTTACTTTCAAAGTCTTTTTTATCGGTTTCTTTCTGATACTGTTCTTGTTCCAGTTGTTTTATTTCATATTCTAAATTTTTTTTCTTATTATATTTCTCGTTCGCAGCGTCTGCTTTTGCTTTTTGCATTTCTTCGTCAAAAACTGGATTCTGAAACTGTTGAAGTTGATTCACTTCGTCTTGACGACGCGTTACGTCGCTTTCATTTTTAATACGCTGTTTACTGGATATATTTTTTATTGTCGTTTTGGTTTCAGTTTTTAGTGCCGATAATGCAGCCTCCATATTTTCTTGCATTTTTTCTTCAATGATAACGCGAAGCAATTTCAAGCCCGTGTAAAAATCGCGTTCACATCCCAAGTACAACTGAACAATAATGTCGCGCGTTTGGTTTACAAGCTTGTCCAGCTCTTCATTTGAAAGCGCAGGATGAATGGTTATTTTCGGCTGACCCGCTTCCGTTTTTACAATTAAAAACAATTTATCAATTACCGCCAACAACGCCGCTTTGTACCGCTCGGCACTTGCAACCATGGTTTTAATGTGCACCGCATACTTTGAAAATGCGCCATTAGTTGAGGCTATTTTCACTGCAGGATTCGAGCTTGAAAATATTCCTGACAGATTTTCACCTTGGGCTTTTATGGATTTTTCTCTGGCTTCTGCTTTTATTCGAACGCTTTCAAGTTCCTTTTCCATGTCGCTCTGGACTTGTACTTGTGCTTGTCCGACGTTACTGTTAATTCTGTCTCTGTCGACTCTATCATCAAACATTTGACCCCCCGTTTGAACTGCCGCTCCTGGTGCAAACACGGGGTCCGACGTCTTTGGACCGCATTCTTTGAACCGTTTGGACAACGCGCTAATATTAATATCCGAAAACGACTTTATTTCTGGCGGTTTGGACGAATGGCCCGTAAACGCTTGGTACAGAGTCGTCAAATCCGTTTCATATTTGGATTGCATTTCTCCGCTGCGTTTACTGAACGCCCCGGTTGTTTCATCGTACTGGTCGTTATAGAGCAGTTCTAGTGCGGCAAACCCGGGAGCAGCGTACACGGTGGAGTCATTGGCATAAAGCGAACAAACGGTGGGTTGAATCGCAACTTTACTTTTATCACCACTATCCGGCCGAATGGACTTGGTGAGTGCGGCAATTCGAGTCTGACAAAAATCATTACCATCGAAGGGTTTGCCTTCGGGTCCTACTGTGTCCGACCAATTTGGATAAACGGTTGTAATAATGGACGCGAAAAGTTGCGCTATGCGAACATAAAACCGCGCAATTTGCTTGCACATGAGGTTTTTTTTATCCCGGGTACCCGCCTCAATTCGCGACAACTCGTTTTTAGAAATGTAAAAAAGTGTATCCATTTTTGCTAAACTTTTGATTTGTTTTGTACTAAACCGTGTGGACAATATGTCCTTCGTAAGAATGGTTAAATTGTCGCAGTATTTTTCATTCACCAGCAACTTCAAACTTTTAAAGTCATTGGAAAGAATGAATTGTGTCGCGATTAAGTTCAATGTCTCTCGGAGTTTTTTTGACGTTTCTTGGCTGGAACTAGATACGATGGACGAAGACGAAGTGCCGTTACCCATGATGATAATATTTACTAATATAGTTACTTTATTGTATTATTTATTTTTTATATGTCATAAATTATCTCACAATTAAAACTTTAAAACATTTAAAACAATAAAATATCTATAACCGCTGCGTGAATATTTTTATGCACATGTTAATGTAGTCACATACCAATATGTCTCCATTTGGTCCTGCCGTAACGGAATATGATTTGCAGTTTCGCTTATCACTTTTTGCGCGACAATCAATACTGTGAAGGAGTTTCATTTCAGGATATTTAAAAACTCCCACCACACAGTTTGCGTCAACTACAAGCATATTACCATTTTCATCAAATGCAACGCTGTGTGGCTTACTGTCACTATGAAAATTAATTGTCCTCCAATTTTTTATAAAGGGGCGTTTGGACGGCATATAATCGTAAATTTCCACGGTTGAATTTAAAATAACTACCAGTCTACCTTGTGGGTCAAATGTAAGACCGCCTATATCGCGAAATTTATCATCAAACGCGGTACTAATTTCGCGCCCATTATCGGCATCAATCATAACAAGTCCATGAAACGTTGCCATTCTATACTGATGGTCAATCCGGTTAAAACCCATGATAATATTCTTTTTATCTTTGTCAAAAGTAATTGTATGATGACTAAGGTGGGGTTTAAAGATTTGTTTATTCATTCGTCCATTGGAATAATTCAAAAATGTAATATCTCTGTCTTCTAAAAAAACCAGGTTTTTGTCATTGCGAAATACGATTTCACCAACTGGATTAGATGTTGCGTGCATTGTTCTTAAATGCTCCCCATCATTGTAACGAAAAACATGTATGCGTTCAGCAGAAACGCCTTGCTTATTAATACTAACAACAATATTGCCGTCCGAATCCAAAATCACACAGCGTGGATTACCACTAACGTTAATAACACGGTCTAATCCGTATGGCGCAGTTGTATCCGATATAAGGGAACTGGCTATCCGATTGGTTGTCATTTTCTTAAGATGGGCTAAAGCACGAGCATGGTAATAAGGCGATGTATTATTATTATGGATTAACCGTTTCATAATTTTATCACCAAACGATTTACGAGTTGCAATTTTTCGTAGAAACCTTCGTTGTTGGGCCGTCATTTCACTCATCATTCCCGGTATTCCCGAACTTCCTAACCGTCGAGCAATATTATGTTTAAATGGTCCAAGCGAATTCAGCGGGTTATGATACTGTAGCTTTCGCGTTCGCGGTGCTTGGGTTGCTATGTCGGTTACAGGCAATAATAGCTCAGCATCGTCATATGTTTCGTGAGGTGAAGACTTAGGTGATGATGATGATGATGATGATGATGATGCATGGGAACCAACACCGCCACGTAAAGTATACCGCCGTCTTGATGGTATTATTGTTCTTTTTTTTGATTTAGCATTTTTGTTTCTTTTGAACCAATGTATTTGGTGCATTTTCATTAATATTTAATATTATCACTTATTTTTATTTATTTTTAGTTTGATAAAAAAATAAAAAAATAAAATGAAATTGACTTTAAAAATGAAATAAATATACTGACACATACATACACATACACATACATACATAGGTAATATGAATGGACATGGAACCAGAAAAAGTAGCAGTAACTCATTTTCGTCCACCGCGACTTCTTCTGCAAGCGGCGCAGTATCCCGGCGACGTAAACAACAGCGCGATGCGTGGAATACGATTGATACCGCCTTTTCGCAGAGCGACGTTAAAGATGTGGTTCGAATATTAGATGTATTGGATGAACCGATATCGATAGAAACAGAAACAACACCGGCAACCTTATCGGCTGAACACCAGGTCCCCACTTATGGCATCGGAACTCCAAAGTCAAGAGAACGATGCGACGACTGCGGTACTTTGGTATGCATCACGGACGAAGGATTTACCGCGTGTTCAAACCCCAAGTGCAGCATTATTTTCAAGGATGTGCTCGACCATAGTGCAGAGTGGAGGTTTTATAACGCAGACGGCGGACAAACCAGCGACCCCACTCGTTGCGGTATGCCGATAAACCCACTACTTACGGAGTCCTCGTATGGATGCAGAGTGTTGTGCGATGGCCCAAGTTCATACGAAATGCGAAAAATTCGTAGGTACTCCGAGTGGCAAGCCATGCCGTACCGTGAAAAAGCCATGTACGACGAGTTTCAGCGCATTACCACAGTTGCACATAATAACGATATTCCCAAAATTATCATCGATGAAGCGCTGCGCCATCATAAGCGCGTGTCCGAACATAAGACGTTTCGAGGACTTAACCGCGATGGAGTGATTGCCGCGTCCGTGTATGTGGCGTGCCGCATTCACAACTGCCCGCGTACTGCAAAAGAAATTGCCAGTATATTTTCACTTGACATCACGAGCGCAACCCGTGGATGTAAAAACGCGCTCGTGATTATCAATGAAATTGAATCCGACATGACAAACTCGGACAAAACCACATTTTGCAAAACCACACCGAATTTGTTTATTGAACGGTACTGCAGCAAACTCAGCATGAACGCGGAGCTTACCCAGTTATGCTTATTTGTGGCATCTCGCATCGAAAAAAACCAGCTCATTCCGGAAAACACACCGCATTCAATTGCCGCTGGAATCGTGTATTTCATTGCGCAAACATGCGCATTGAACATAAGCAAACGCGATGTCAATCGTGTCAGTGAAATCAGCGAAGTTACCATTAATAAATGTTTCAAGAAATTGGATGCACATTTAGATTCATTGGTTCCAAAATCGGTAATATCAAAATATGCTACGGTTGGATTAAGACAGTAACCCAGTAACCCAGTAACCACGAACAACCTGATTTTTTTTTAAATTTTTAATATTGCATATAATATATTGCATTTCATACCATATTTCATACATACTAAAAAATGAGTAATCCAGGATATACACAATTAAACCATGATTTACTAAGAGCTGTAATAAATTCGGAAGGCCAGACAAATGCGTTTATGCTAATCACCCCGCATGGTGAAATTATATACGATGCACCTGCGGTTAGAAATCAACCCGTTTTAGCAATGTGTTATTCAGGGGTTCCATTAACGGTGAATTACTCGAGTAATGATGAAAATGTTCGAGTTTTAGGCATTGTAGACAATAACCTGCATTCAACTTTGAGAGATGAATCATTTGCATCTCATACTAAGAAATCAGAAAAACTCGCTGCCCAAGCGTTAAAAGAAAATCCGCATCATTTTCAAAAAATTCTCGAGTTAACCCCGGGTAACCCTACTGCCATTTATGAAGAGTTACAGTCACTAGCATCTGCTGTAAAAAAAGGGGATACTGAACACCACGATAGCAAAAAGATGGCTGCGACTGGGGCAAGTCAAGTAAATGATGCTCATAGAAGTTTTTTATTTTCTCAGTCCTATCCGATTACAAAAATGGTCGCTGATGATGGAAGAACGATTCCTCTTCAAAATGTGGTTCATCCAAATAAGAGGTATACGTTGCGTGTAGATGACGATGGGCTTCCTGAAGTTGTACGTGGGATAGAGTTTGAATATAAAATGAATTTGTTCCTTCCAATATCATCAAGGAGCAGATTTGAAACGCACCTTGGACAACTTGAAAAATCTGCAGGAATAATAATTGTAACAAAGGATAACTGTCGGAACTACCAGCATATAGTTCCAAACGTAAATGGTACTTTTCCTGGGATTATTTTAGGTAAAGATTCTGCTATTTTAGCTTCATGGAATATTATACTTTTGCCTGTAACTAAAAGTATGAGTAGTAAAAAAAGTCATGAGGTTACCACATACTACATGCTACCATACCGATTTCATACATTATCTGGTGTAAAGTGTATTGTGTTTGATTTATGGCATATATTATCTTATAATGACCCTCGTAGTGCATATTCTACAGGTGGATTGTCTATGACACAAACCGATATTTATATGGGTTTGCTGAACCTCCTTGGTATTCAACTTGTAGTAGGCGTTGACTTGACATGCAATGTTGTCGGCGTTGAGTCAGGTGCATGGCCACTGCTTACATATGACCAAATTATGAGAAATTTAGCTTTTCAAGAGACCATGCTTCAATCTATTGAAGGAAGACCATTATCATCACGATTAAATCCAACGCTTGACCTTTTGCCGCATTTTAATCACGTGGTCAGTGAACTGAATGATTTTTTGAAAAAAAACATAACCAAATTATCCACCGGTGAAGTTTTAGAATCAATTCGTACCAGAGGTCGAATCGTTCCTCGTAGAGAACATCGCGGATTTTATTCAAATGATACCGAAACATATTTAGCACTACATGAATATATGAAACGTTTATGTGGACGCGAAGCTATAACACATGGTGAAACGTTTGACCATGAAACACGTTCAATAATGGTGGTAAGTAAAAAAAAACAAAAAGAAAAAAAAAGTACATCACTAGCAACAGCAGCAGCAACTTCAACAGTAGTACCACTTACAAAAGATGAAGTGTGTGGCCTTTACCGTTTGGTTGTTCCACATCAACATATAACGCATGGCACTATAGAACAATTACAAAAATATGTTAAAGATAATAATATTCGATTCCGTTTAACTGCTTCAGCTAGTGAAACATTCAAACAACATTTTCCAAGTACAGAGGCGGTTGATGAAGAGTATAACTTAGGCCTAGCTGATGATGTACCTGCCACAGTTGATAATGAAAATAAATTTATTGCATTCTTTGATAGTATATTGCGTCTATGGGTAATTCCAGAATTAACACTTGTACATCATCCAAATGAAACTCCGTGTTTTTATCATAAAAATATTGAACCTCCTAACATGTACGTCCATCTTCAACGAAGAGTAATTAATGCTGGAAACATTGTATTTGAAATACGAAACGCTAAACTGGATAAATCTTTTGGAGACACTTATACACTTATAGGAACGTATCCTTCAAACTCTAAAACGTCAAGAGACTTTAAGCCTTATTCAAAATTTGAAGAATGGTGGCGCAAGTATAAAGTAGACCATAAACTTATGAAACTAGGTGGAGGAAATACGACAAAAATGTCAAATACTCGTAAGAGAAAACCACATAAACGCGCTGTTACAAAAAGATATCGACGATTTAAACATAAAAGTTTAAAAAATAAAAGTTTAAAAAAATAAAAGTTTAAAAACAACAATTTAAAAAAATAAAAAAATTGTTTTTTTGGTTTTTTTGGTTTTTTTGGTTTTTTTTGGTTTTTTGGTTTTTTTGGTTTTTTTGGTTTTTTTGGTTTTTTTGGTTTTTTGGTTTTTTGTTTTTTTTGGTTTAAATCCGAACCGGGTTTCAAATAAGTTTATTAGTTTGTTAGTGCGAACCATGAAGCTTTTCTGAACTGGTGAACCGGTTTCATGGAATGCGACCAGTAAATTTCTTCAACGCATGTTTCCGCGTACTTGTGAAGTTCATCCAGTTCTTTCACTGTGTCAATCATGCGCCGATAGTCTGCATTTTGTTTTGCAACTTCATCCTTTGACGGATTTGTTTTCAATTTTGAAATGGTTTCCTTCATGTCGTTGAGAATGCGGTACAAGATGTCGGTTGCTGCATTTTTCACTGCAACCAGCAAATCAAGTAAGTTT